TTTACATCATCTCAAGATTGCCGACACAAACGGTGCTACCGTAATTCAATTGCCGAGTCTTAGCGGCCACGACAGATACCACGCTCGCGCAGGTTATGTTATGGAAAGAAAAGGTCTATGCGGCCACATGATAGACAAGACTCTCGGTGTAGTGGGTAACTTCTTTATACCGGTGGTTAAGGATGAGTAATACTAATTTTTCTATGGAAAGAAGTAGGAAAGATATTGCCTATTTCTATAAGTGGCTCGGCTACACATGGGGCGACCACATCGGAGAATGGATGGACCTATATTCCGATAGAAAAGGCGCATCTGTTCACCGCGTTTGTATTATTGCACCGCGCGACCATTCCAAATCAACAACGCTTCGCATTAAATTATTGCACCAATGCCTCTTTGAAAAGAAGGGTGATGGTTCGCCCTTTACCTGTTGGCTTATCTCAGCGAGTAAAGATACTGCCGCTCAAAGACTTGAGGAAATACGGGGCGACCTAAAGAAGCACCCACAGTTAAGAAAATACATTAGCCCCTCTAAGGGCAACAAATTAGAATTACATTTCACCAACGGTGCATGGATTCGTGCTACATCTGTTGGTTCTGCGATTCGTGGGGCGCACCCTGCCTGTGTAGCATTTGACGATGTGTTGGTTGATTCAGACGACACCAACCCTAAAGCCCTGCAATCATGGTATAAGAAAGCAATTATTCCTATGTTAAGCCCCGATTCGTGGTTTTACTGCGTGGGAACGCCAATGAGTATGGTTGATTTATACCACACGGAAATGTTAGACAACCCCGTTTGGAAATCAGCCGTGTATTCCGCTATCACTAACTATGACGAATGGCGAGCAAGTGATGGCGAGATAAAACCCAAAGTGCTTTGGGAAGAATATCGAAGTGCCGATTATCTTCTTGAACAACGAGAAGGTATGGGTGAATTGGCTTTCGTGCAGGAGTATTTGTGCAGGGTTATTGATGACGAAGCCGCAGTATATCCGAGAGAGTTAGTAAGAAAACATCTCAACATGGAAGGAATATTCCAAACGGAAAAGGATGATAACTGCAAGTATAGTATTGGGTTCGACCCCGCACACGGTTTAGGAAAGGACTTTTCAGTTATGGTTGTCCTTAAGCAAGACCAAGAAGGTTTTATCCACTTTGTAAATATGTGGCGGCGTAATGATTTCCCACCCGACAGACAAGCAGACATGATTATCGAATGGAATAAGAGATATGGTTATCCTGCCTTCGCATCCGAAGATGTAGGATTTCAGCAGTTATACAAGAGTCTTATTGAGCAAAAGAATGCAAATGTGGATTATCGCGGTAGCAAAGTTAGCAACCGCACACTAAAGCAGGGAATACTCAATAGACTTCGTGTTTGGTTTGAGCGCGAGTTAATTATATTCCCATACGGCGACCACAACACACGAATGCAAGTGAATACCCTCTTTGACGAATTGGAAACACACGCATGGAAAAACGGCCTCATTGAAGACTTAGGAAAACATAACGATTGTGTAATGGCTTTTGCACACGCAATAGACCAATTTACCGCTAAGGGATTTGAAATGCCCGTTATTATGAAGAAGGCCGAAGCCGGAGAATGGCTCGGCGGTAGTGGCTCTAAAATAAATCGAGGCTCAAAAGGTATAGGCGGAAAGGTGATTAACAGATGAGAACAAAATTCGGACCTAAGACAAGAAAGGAATTAGCAAACGAAGCAGTAAGAAGACTCTTTGACGAGGGCTACTTTGACGAATGGCGATTAGCGAGAGAAATCTCCGATGAAATCAGCAAAAACATTCCGAAGTATTGGGGGCATTTCCGACCCGAAGCCGTGAGATTCGCATTACTACGAAGTAAATTACCACTTGAAACACGCAACAAGCACCAAAGACTTCAATGGCGAGCCAACGAGGGGAATGAGGGAGTCGGCTCAAACACAGATGAGCAAAAGTGATTTTTAAAAATTTTGTAAAAAATTTCGCGTGGGGGTAGCCAACACACACCGTCGTGCGGCTCTAATGTTTGGCGGCTGAAAGCATCGTGCAGGAAAGCAGGGGGTCTTCAAGTGGGGCTTTGAGTCATCAAGGCCCTTTTGTCGCGTTAGGCTTGACGCTACGGTATCAGAAACGGCAAGAGCGACCGCATCCACTGACCGCCAAATCAAGGTCGAATCTGAATCCTTGAATCTATTGTGAAATCGTAAGTCGTGAAATGAATCAGCAGATACTAACTTTCACATTTGATTCTGAATCAAGAATCAAGGGTGGGTGGCCGCAGGTTATCCGCCTACGGCCACCCGAATTTCAGCCGTCAGTAATCCGTTAGGCTGTGGATAGCATCAAGCAGGTCTGAACCTGCCTGTGCCTTTTCGTTTCCTTCGTTGAGGAATCTGCGAATGATGGTCATGGTAAGAGCCACCATATCTAGGGGGTTGGTATCAATTCCCCGAGCCAATCCGTTGATGTCGTGAACCGCTACCCATCCGAGCATATAGCACATACCGGAAGGGGTCTGAATTGGGATGACCCTTCGCTGAATTGACGCGGGTAGGTGAACAGTCTTCGGTATTCCCTTTCTCCTTCCCTTGTGGTCTGTGGTGTATGCTTCGGGGTCTGCATCATATCCTTCTCTTTGGTTCTCACCTTGTCCTAAGCGACCGTATGCAGGATAACCGAGCATTCGGTTGAATGTGGTTGATATTCTCGGAGAGCCGTCGTTCATCTCACAATTGACTAAGCGGTTTGATTCAATGCCTCTCTCAACCACTTGATAACCTGCGTCTTTTGTCTTCTGAATCATCTTGATGGAAGGCAGTCTTACTTTGGAACCCCAACCGCCAACAGGTTGAGAGTTTGACCTGTTTGAACCTGCGAGCCTCCAATCCCAAACAACCGCACCGCCACAGGTCGGACACCTGCAAGCCTTCTTTGCTTCCTGTGTATCATAGACCACTACGAACCCGTCATCATCATACAGGGTTTTAGGTGGGTGTAGTGTATCTCTTGACGCTCGGTTGAAATCTTCTGAGCCTCTCTCAACAGGTGGGTTCAATTTGACTGATGCACCCATTCCAACACTCCTTACGAATGATTGAACACCGGAAGCGGTTGAACAAAGGTGGTGAATACAGCGTAGGCGGTATTCGTGGCGCATCTTTTGGCCTTCTCCGCTCTTGTGTGTTTTGCTCCTAACTGTTGAGGTATCGTAAGCACCCGCCGCATTACTTCGGCGCTCAATTGCTGACCTTGTGGTTCTTACAATCTTCAACGGTGAATCAAGCGATTCATACAGGGCGTCAAGTGTCTTTGATGACTTGACGAATCGTGCCGCTTCATTCCAACGCTCGTCTGAATCTGACGAATCCCAATGATGGATTTTTACAACCTCACCGACCCTATCACCAAATACGCCATTTGCCGCCCACATTTCAGCCGTCTTAACATCAATCGGCTTACCCCATACAGGAATCAAATTCACATGGTCTTTGATTCGCTGAACAACGGCCTCAACGGTGTTTTTCTTTGTGGTGGATTTTGGGAGGTCTTTCACTATGGCTTGACCTAACTCCTTGACCTTCACGGCGGGCAACGCCATGAGGGATTTGATGAAGGTCGGCAATAGCGACCCCAACACCACAACGGCTGATGGCGCGTTTAGCGCATCAGCCGCAATCGTTCTTACTGCTTCATTTTCTCCTATGCCTTCCGACATGGACCCCGCTACGCGTTAGGGTATATGAATACCGCAGTTTAGTTACATAACCGCCCGTTTCGGAATTTCCGGCTCGCAGTATAGCGATTTGACCCCTTGAGTCGTTACATAATCGCAATTTTTCTGAACGGACTTTTTGCACAATGCGAGCCATTTTTTCGGCCCGTTGCTTATATACTCACGAAGTTACATAATTTCTTGACCTTGAAATTTGAGCGAATTTCGCAGGTTTCTGAAGTTACATAATATTGGAATCTTAAAAAAGAGCATAGTTACATAATAGCGGAGTTACAAAAAAGGACAAAGTTACATAATAGTGGTTTTAGAAAAAAGGTAAAGAGTTACATAATCAGTCATAAAGCACCCGACCGCATATACAACGCGGGTCATCTCTTGAGTCGCCAATGAGGGTCACCTTTGACTCACAATATTTACAATAATATTCTTTGAAGGTCATATTCAATACACTTCCCATTAAGTTACATAACTTGGTTGGGGGGCAGGGATGAAGCGACCCTGCCCCCCGATGAATCAATCATGCGTAATAGTCTAACACCTCAATTTCTGTTTTACACTTAGGGCATCGTTGAATAGTGCTTGCGGCGTGTTCCGGCCCACTCCATGATGAGGGCTTTTCAACCATTTTCCATTCTTTCCTAGTTAGGAATATATCATAACTGCGCTTTTCAATTTGCTCGGTTATTTTACAGTCGCTATCATCATCGTCGCATTCCATAACGAAGGCATCATATTCAAAGGAATTCTTGAATACACCCTTCTTGATTAGCATTTTTACTGCTTTGTCTGAGAAGGGCGGGGCTGATGACCCTTCGCCAAATAGTAAGCACCACGCACAATATAGGACTGTCCTAAATTCAACGCCTTTCTTAGCGCATCGGCACTTGAACTCCATGTATCGGTCCATTCCCATTCAATACACCTCACAATTCATGTTCACATCATCGGATATATGCGATTCAACCACCGACTCAATGTCGCGGTCATCCCGCAGGTCTGAGGACCATTCCGACTCCGGTCGGTTCAACCTCATGTTAGGGCCAATCATCTTAACGATGATTAGCGCATTAACAAGCGATTGCTTTCGTTCTTGCTGCTTCTTTTCTCCTGCCTCGTTGGACATATTATAGGCCAACAGGCCTCCGCTTAAGAAACTGCGTGTTACATAATATGTTACATAATTTTTATGATTTAGCGAAGTTACATAATATTTTAGTGAAATGGAGAATGTTACATAATTTTTTGCGAGTCCGGCCCGCTTCTGAGAGGAAGTCATAGTATATAATATGCACGATTGAGCAATCTCGATTTAGAGTTACATACTCGGCCAAAATAAAGTTACATAATTTCGGGGTGTTTTTCGTGGTTTAGGGCGACCTAAACACCACATGAAACCGCTATACTGCGAGCCTGTTCACCACAATTCAGCCGATTTTCGGGTTTCGATTATGTAACTAATTGAATCTGTGGGCGATTTACCCCCTAATCGGATGAACGACATATATTTAGTTACATAATAGCCAAAAACCCCAAAAAATAGGCCCAAAACCCCAATGTGATTATGTAACTTTTTTTTTGCGTATTATGTAACTCATTGTAACACCTTATGTAACTTCAATCCAATATTATGTAACCCCAACCAAAAATTATGTAACCATATTATGTAACAAAAAAAATCCGCGCGTGTGCGTGTGTGGGCAGGAGTTACATAATAAAAGTTACATAAGAAAAAAGTTACATAAGAAAAGTTACATAATAAGGGGGGTAAAAAGCGTTACATAAAAAAGCGTTACATAATTTACGATTTTACTTACATTTAGTTACATAAAAAAAAGGGGCAGAAAAAAAGAAGGTTACATAATTTTTTAAGACGCTCGGCAAAGTTACATAAACTTTTGAATTAAACTAAAGTTACATAAAAAAGTTACATAACACTAATCCTAAACATCGGCGACCTTAAATAGAAAAAAAATAACGGGAGTATATGTCGGAGAA